AGCGTGACGCGATCCTGGCCGACCTCTACGCGCACCAGACCGGCGCCAGGCTGACCTATGCGTCGTTCTTCAAGCTGGCCTTCTACACCGGCATGCGGACTGGGGAGCAGCTGTCATTGCGCTGGGCTGACGTGGATCTGCCTGGCCGATCAATTCGCGTGCGCGCTACCCTGGAAAAGGGCGAGGTGCGGGAGAACACCAAGACCAAGCGCGTGCGCAAGGTGCTACTTGTCGATCAGGCTGTCGAGGCGCTGCGGGAGATGCAGCAGCTCACCGGAGACGGCGAGTTCGTCTTTGCACCAACCAGCGGCAAGGACGGGCACATCACCAACGTCGTGAGCACCGCCTATCATCTGAAGCAGAGCATGAAGCGGCTGGGCATTCGTCCGCGCCGGCAGTACGATACCCGGCACACCTATGCGACCGTCTGCCTGTCCGCTGGGATGGCGCCGGCCTTCATCGCGCAGCAGCTCGGCAACAGCATCCAGACGCTACTCAAGCACTACGCGAAATGGATCAACTCGAGCGCCGACTGGGCTGAACTGGACAAGCTGAAAATGCCGAATCGGTACGAAATTGGTATAGCAAACCCAAGCGAAGCGACTGAGCCCGCACAGCAGTAGGCGTGCAGCGTTTCTTTTGGACTTCGCGGTATAGTAATGCAGGGTGTCGAAGGGTGTGAAGGAGTGATTCTTACTGGGCCTGCCTTTTTGCCACTCCTTCCGAATCCACCCGAAAACACCCGTTCCGCGATTAGATTGGTACAAAAAGTGGTACGAGATTCCTCGGCCATTCTCAGCCCGTCCGGGCAACTCTAATTCCCCTTCACCGCGTCATACGCTTTCTCGCACGCAGAGCCAGCTATTCCTCGCTCGTCGGCGACTCCAGCATAGAGTTGAGCAGCCTCTCCAACCCTGCCGAGCACGTCGGCTCGCACTCGGGCGGCGCCTTCGGCTGCCTGGCTGAGCTGGGCAGTGATGGCATTGCCGGCGTCACGACTGCGCTGCTCAGATGCTGCGAGGCGCAACTTGAGCCGCTCAAGAGCACTACCAGCGCGCTCAGCATCAGTGCGCGCTGCAGCCAGTTGTTCTTGTGCCTCTGCATCTGCTTTCTCCGTCGCGGCCTGGCGCCGCTGGTTTTCCTGAATGACGAACAGCGCAGCGCGGCGGTCGCGCTCGCTGACTTCGGTGCGGTAGTCGGCAAGATCGGCCTGCGCCTGCGCGGCGTCAGACTGCGCCGATAGCACTCGCATCTGCTGCCCGCCGGCCACAACAGCCAGAGCCAGCACCCACCAGGCCCAGCTGGGCACGAACTTCAGCCAGGCGGTCATCGCATCACCTCACGCACGGCTGCGGCGAAGTTTCGGCCCCACTTTGCGCGGAGCTCGGCGCGTTGCTCAGCAGTGCCGCGGTCATATGCACCAGGGCACCACGTCTTCAGATACAGCCGCCAGCCGCCCTCCGCGTCATCCGAGCTCGGCAGCCGGCCCGGGTCGCTCCAGAGCAGAAGGCGAGCCAGGCCGGCGGCGAGCACGTCGTCATGCTCGATGGCAGTCCAGATGGATCGGTTGTCAGGAGCAACGCCACGCGCACGGTACAGCGCAGCGGCATGGGCTTTGGTGGCCTCATGCGTGCGAACGCCAGCCACCATCCCACCACCGAGCTCACCCTGCCAGAATGACCGGGCCGGACCGTTTCCCATCTGGCGACGGTGGACGAAGCGGCTTTCCTGCAGCCCGATAGCCAGCAGCATGATCTCAGCCTCTCGGCTCGACATCCGCGCAGGCAGCATCGCGAGAGCGGGCGCTATGGCTCGCTCCCGTATTTCAGAGAGGGTCATTCCATTTACTCCAGGCGTAAAAAAGCCCGCACGCGGCGGGCTGTGTTGAGTGGCAGGCGCTCTTAGGACGTGCGCGCCAGATCGGTGTAATTTTTTGAATAGAAACGTAGCGTCTACCCCTTTACCATACCCACACACGAGCAAGCGGCCGCTATGCGTTTCTGCTAGTTACGTGGCTCGTCATCATTGGAAGACTGACATGAATAATTCTGTGACTCAGCCAATCAATAATTTATTGGCGCCTGCCCTCGCTCTTTGCTCTTGGGTATCGATAAACCCCTATTTCTTTTGGGATTATGGCCGGCATATGGCTCTCGCCGGGATGGCTGCCGGCCTCTTGGCGCTACTAGCTATAGCGTTCGGCGACAGACCACGAAAAAGCGAGCTTCTAGGATTTGGATTAATCGCTTCGTTTATCATCTATATTAGCCTGCTGCCAAAAACAGATGGCACATTGACCAGATGGTATTTCGTTCTGCCCACGATGCTTGCGATATTCATTTTTTGCGACTCTCGACGAGCTAGCGTGATTAAAGCGTTTTCTTTAATTTTTGCTGCCTCAATTTTGCCTGGCATTGGGGTATCTATTTTATCAATCCTGGGCGTTCAATTTGATTTCGAGCATAAGCCGTTGCTTAACGAAATCATGGCAGCGAACTTCGCCTATTATATGCATATCCCTGGCGTGTTATTGCTTGGAAACAACGCAATCCCTCTCCCTTGGGGCGGAGTTCTATACAGGCTTTGCGGTGTTTACGACGAGCCTGGAATGGTTGGTACTCTCGCGGCATTTCTTCTTGCGGCGGGACGGTTTCGGATAAGATCACCTTTGCAGCTTGTAATCTTTATTGGAGGAATCCTATCTTTTTCGCTTGCCTTTATGGTGCTGGCGGTTGCCGGGCTTTCGGCAAGGCTAATGCTAACGCGATCGCTAAAACCGCTAGCGCCAATTTCATGTTGCGTGCTTGCAACATTACTTATCACTGGCGTTGCCAACCCGAAAAGCATTGCAGATTTTGTAACTAGCCATATCTCTAATGAGCCAACTCATGAGCTTTCCCCCTCAATAAATAAGCCTATACCGCTCACCTATACCGAGGTTGGTTATTCTCAGGAGGAAACGCCCGCGCCCGCGCCCGTACAGCCGTCGAGCACCGATTGGGCTGAAGACGTGACGAGGCAGGCTCATACCTCAATCGTTGAGGCGGCCGAGGAGATAGCAGAGCCCGCGCCCAGCGATGTAGCTGCGCCTGTAGAGGCGAATCAAGGCCTTCGACAAACCCAGTATCTAAACAATCGATCTCTGCCTGAGATGCAGAAGCTGATCAATGATTACTGGAGTTCGGACTTTAAGACCTTGTTGTTTGGAATAAGCTCAGACGCCAGCATCGTATACGGCGGAGTCTCGCAAGTAGTTTCTCGGATTTTCACTGACTTTGGCATTATTGGCATGGCCCTTTTTGTTGCCGCACTTGCGTCTATAGCCTGGTCTATGTCAAAGCGCTCCGAGTCACCGCTCTGGGTTCTTCTGTTCTTTGCTCTCTTTGCCCTCAGCATCTATCAGCGCCCCATCGTCTGGATGCCGTATGCATTCACCATTTTTGCGTGCTGCCCTGCTTACATTTCAGGGATGAAACGTAGCGCTGAGGTGCCATTGTATTGGCCGCTTAGGGCGAGAGTAGCTTGAAAAAATGCAGGAGGGCCGCTCCGCGCCCTCTTTGCCGGCGGTTAGATTGGTGGTTCTATAACCGTGCCGGCTCCACTGTTGTCGATACTCAGCGCCGCGCCATAGTACGTATTCGTATTGCGAATCAGGGCTGAAGACGTAGTGGCCGCGAGAATGATGTGGAAGGCCGCCCCTTTCTGAATGTCGTTATCGTCCAGCAGCAGTCGGTTGGTCGTGCCGTCCGCCACGATTGCCGCAGGCGCAACCGTGCTCGCTCCGTTATCCGGGTTGATGGTGTTCCCGCGCAGAGTCGGCTTGAAGCAATTTGCCAAGTAGACAAATGCGCCGTACGCACCATCATATGGACCCAAATAGCCTGGGTGCTCGAGCTGGTTGTTCTCGATGCGCGGCTGCTCTACTCCGATCAGTGCAATCGCACCGCCCAACGTGGTGACGTTGTTCTCTCGGATGATCATCTGGCGAGCACCAGCCAAGCCCGTGAAGTCGAAGCCGCAGAATTGGCCGGTGATCGTGTTGCACTCAAAGTTCAGGCTGTCGCCCATGTTCGAGCCGCGTATACCGTTGTACACCCAGCAGCGTCGAACGCTGCCAGTGAAGAAGCCGTCAACGTTGGCAACACTGTTGTCAAACTGGATGCCACGATTCCCGAAGTCGCCGATCTCCACGTCATGGATGTCGAAGTTCGACATGTAACATCCGGCGTTCAGCAGCAGGTACATCCCGTAGGAACCGCTGCCAGGAGTCTGAGGGCGAATCGTGAAGCCCTCCCAGTGCCAGAAGCGATTGGATTCGCCAGAAGTCGGTGGCTCTGCCACGTATGCAGAGGCAGAGCCAGAATATTCGAGTATTCCAATCCCCCGCCCAGCGCCAGTCACATGCAGTCGCTTCGTCTGGCTCAGCGCAATCGAATATCGGAAAACGCCGCCAGGGATGTGCAGACGGCCTCCATTGTCCTGCGCCCATGTGATTGCTGCTTGGAGCGCGCTCAGGTCATCTGTCACGCCATCGCCCAACGCGCCGAACCAGTACGGACATGTCGGATCGGCTCCTGTCACGCGTACCAAGCGACCGGTCTCTACTGAGTTAAGTTTAATTATTGTTCCGCCGTTGTCGGCCTCGGTACTCAAGGCGTTCCACTCGAAGGCGCCACCGCCGAGCGGGGTCGGATTGCTGCGCGCATTCCAGCCACCGTTCACATCGACGAGTCGCACCGAGCGCGGCGTGGTCAGCAGGCGCATGTCCGCCAACGACTCTACGGGGGCTAGCGACTCTATAGACGCCGAAACCGCATTAAGACGGTGGCCGACGGTGCCATCGGCGTAGTTCTGGTCACGGCTATAGCCGACCATTCCGGCGCCTTTCGTTTGGCTATTGGAAGCGGCGAGCGAAATAGCAAGGTCGCCCGTACTGCCAGAGGCAGGCGCGACTGCTATAGGGTTTCCTGCTGAATCGAATGACAACAGTTGGTTTGCTCTAGCAGCTGCGGCTGGCAGCCTGGAAGGGACTGAATCTGATTCAGCTACCCGTAACGCAGAACCAATCCCTGATTCATGCTGTTGAGCGATCATGGTTAGCAGATCGAAGGCATCCTCGTGGACTTCTGCAAAGAACTTGCCTTGGTTGCGCAGATCAAGCAGCTGGAGAATGTCGACGATACGCGAAACTTTCAAGCGCTGGCCCGCAGCAGGCGCGACCACGACATTAATCAGCCCGCCTTCCTCGTCACCTTCTCCACTGACGGTGTAATCAGAGTTCAGCGTCAGCGTGGTAGAAACCCCTGTGTCGTCGTCAACGAGCAGCACTACCAGATCGGTGTCATTGTTGAACTTGAACGCGATCGGGAAAATCTGCGTCACTCCGTTACCGTTAAAGCTGGCGACGTTGGTGTTCGTCTGAACGGTCATGGCTTGTCCTTTCGTGTGGGCATAAAAAAGCCCCGCTCGGTGGCGGGGCCTGGAATTTGGGCGATAAAAAACCCGCCGGAGCGGGTCTCGGGTGTTTCGTTGGCGCTACGTCATTTGCGCGGCGAGCCAGGCAGCGGCGATAACACCGCCGACAGCAAGACCAATCCAGCCAGCAGCCTGAGCGCCGTCACGGATGGAAATGAACAGATCGCCAGCGGACCGAAGTCGGCCGTGATACTGCTCGGCTGCTACCGAGACTGAAACCACCGAGGCGAACAGGTACGCCGCAATGACTGTGTACAGGCGCCCTTGATCGGGAACTGCCAGGCCAGCCAGTAGCGCGACGAGAAATGGTGCAGCAAAGATGATCAGCCCAGCATTGAGCAGGCTCACTGTTCGACTGCTCGCCGAGATGCAAGCCACGCTCGGACTCGATTGGCCGCAAGGCCAACCAGACCGCCTGCGGCTGCTGTTGCTGCAATCACAACTGGCTTTGTTGGATTACCCATCGCAAGCATCAGAACGACGTAGGCCGCGGCTCCGGCAGCGGCGGCCTGCCAGTAGCGCGGCACCCACCAAGCAGAAAGCGCACACAGTCCGATTCCAATAGGGTCGAGAAGTCGCGCCAAGACGATAGCGAAAAAGGTGAGCATTGATTACCTCGCAATCCCTAGCGGGTCCAGGTAGGTCTGTGATGGCCTCAGCAGGAATTGCTGGGCGTTTTCCTTTTCTATCCGGCGCTCCATGCGGCGCAAAGCTCCAGGGTTCAGGGCCTCCTGCACGCTGTGCAGGAACAGATAGTCCATGGCTGTGCGAGTGTAAAACAGATTAGCGAAAGGTGTGTTCTGGATAGCGAAACGGAAGCTGGCAGCCGCCGCGTCGTCGCCGTCGCGCATCCGGGCGAACAGGTCATACCCGCCATCGATCAGGCCAAGCGTCGGGCCTGACAGCGACTGTGTGAGCCCACCGCCGAAGCGGTTGGCCTCGCCGAATAGGAAATCACCGTACAGGCCGAGCGCCCCACCCTGCAGCATTGCGGCGACCCATGTTTTCGGGTCGTCGACTGGACGCGGCTCCCGGCCTTTCACGATGTCCTTCAGCGCCATGGCGCCATAGCCGAACAGGGTCGTCCAGAGCATCAGCTGCGCCACGCCAAGCTTCTCGCCGTTGCCGCTGCGCATGGACTGCATCAGTTCACGACCGACATTGGCGCCGTATGCGCTGGGCTTGTAGCCGCGCCCGTACAGCTCACGGCCGATGGACTTTTGCAGCACCGCGACCGGGAAAGCCTTGAACTGACCTACGAACCGCAGCAGCTCGCCAGCGACAGTGCCAGGCTGGGTGCCGCGGCGCATGATGGCCCGCGTCCGGGCGTCCGGCTCGATGACCGCATAGCTGGACCGATCGGTGATGTAGCTGCGCAGGCTGCCGCGCAATTCCTCGCGCAGTTCGCCGATAGCGGCATCATTTACCGTGCGGCCCTTGCTGGTCAGGTAGCCAGCTAGGTCCTCTTCCGGGATGCTGTCGATGCCTTGCGTGGTCATGTACTCGCGTCCGTCCGCCTCTTTGGCAGGCGTTGAGCGCAGCAGATCCCACTTGCCAGCATCAATATCGAACAGCTCTAGCGTGCGCTGCAGGTCCGGGTTCATCTTGTCCCAGTTCAGCGAGCGGTTGTAGGCCAGATGGTGACTCATCATCAGCGCCGCAGTGCTGCGCATGGTGTCGGTCCACCAGGTGAGGCCGTTCAGCTTGAAGAACAGCTGCTGCGCCCGGCTCATCTTGCCACCCAACGTATCGTCGGCGCTGAACTTGCTCACCACCTCACCGCGCACGCTGTCGAAGAACACGCCGAGCGTCGAGAGAATTTCACGCTGTTCGGCTGGCTTCTTACCCTTGACCATGCCACCGATCAGCGTACCCATGGAAGACAGCATCCCCTTGCCCTGGTAGCGCATCTCACTGGCCGCGACCGGAAGGTCCGTCACCGCCGAGATCACCGCGCCGCCCAGCTTGGCCATGGACTGCCAGGCGCGCAGGTTCGAGGCAACACGAGCGCCCACATGGTTTACGGCCATGCGTGATGTGCCGTCGATTTCCGAGAAGCGGGTTTTGAGCAGCCCGCCCCTGTCCTGCTGGAATTTGCGCAGGCCTTCCGGGTCGTTCTTCAGGTCGAGCTGCAGCTCATCGAGCGCGGCATTCCAGTTGCTTTCCGGGTTGGTGCCGAGCCGGCGCATCATGCCGGTACTATCGCCAGAGCGATCAAGGCCGCCGAGGAAGGCTTCGCGCAGCGAACCGGTGCCATAGACCTTGTTGTACTGGTTCCAGGCCAAGCCGTCCTTGAAGTGTAATACGCGTTCGGCGCTGACCTTCTTCGCCAGGTTGCGCGGGCCTTTGAAACCGTTCGGCTGGCCGGTCGAAACCTTCAGATGCACGCCCGACACGAGGCCGTTGTAAGTGGCGAGCAGGAAGCCGTCCACGTCTGAGCCTGCCTCAAAGGTTCGCTCATCTAGCAGAGGAAGGATCTCGTCGCGCCACTGCTTGAAACCTGCGCGCTGAATCTTGTACGGATCATGCGATTGGCGTACCACGTAGCCGGGCAGCTTACGGATGAAGGCGCCGGCCCGGTTCGCGTCGATGCGCGCCGTCTCCTGGTATTTCTGCATGATCTTGGCGATCGACACGGCTTCCTTGCTCAGGCCGTCCAGCGGCTTGTTCATGCCGATACGCCAGAGCGAGTCGGCAATGTCAGCATCCAAGTCCCCCTTGGTCAGGAATGGCAACAGCCCCTCTGCCTCGATGTCATGCAAGAAGCCAGCAATATAGGCCTGACTGAGCTGCTTCTGTTCGGCAGCAACAGACCGGCGAGCACCGGGGCGCGCCACGTTGGTGCCGACAAGGAAGGACTCAAGGCCCAGGTCCGGACGATCTGACCAAGTGCTACGGATATAGCCGACCAGTTCAGCGCGGCGCCGGGCATTCAACAGCGCGTTACGCTTCTCGATGGCGGCAGCCAGCTTGACCTCGTTGCCCATCTCGTCGGCGGCACGCAGCGCAGCGTCTTCGAGGCTGAGCATTCCGTCAGTGGCCTGAAGCTGTTTGATACGCGCCGTGAGGTCGCCTTGCAGCTCAATCATTTCTTCTAGGCTGAGTTCGCGGCCGGCAGCCTTAGCAGCAGCTTGGATTGTGTCTTCGCAGTCTTGAGCGGCCATTAGTTCCTCAGCTTACAAAGTGCAGCGGCCCGGTAGGCGGCGGCGTAGGTTTCCGCGTCTGCGGCGAGTTCGTCGGCTTCGCGCATGAATGGCTTAAGGTCGATTCCAGCCTGCGCGGCCATCTCGTCGGTCAGCGCCTGTTCATCGGCAAGCATACGCTCGGCGCCGGCAAGGTCTGTTCCGTCCAGGGCGTCGGCTGTTTCTCCAGCTGCGTAGCTGGCCACTTCACCTTCCGGGTCGGCTACCGTCTCGACTGGCTCTTTCAGGCGCTGGAGTGCGGCAGCGCGCTTGGCTGGGTCGGCAAGGTCGAAGATGGCTTCAACGTCGACGGGCCGGCCTGTGACCGATTGAGCCACGGCAGCACGCAGGGCGCTTTCGCGGACTTGCCAGGGCGCGGCCTCAGCCTTTGCCCTGGCTGTCTGGCGCAGATCAAAGCCGCTGGTGATGCGGCCAGTCTCTGCGTCGATGCGAGACTGATAGCGCTGCGGAATCTCGCCACGCTCCAGGCCCTCAAGATCGCGACGGGCAATCTCTGCCTGCCGTCCGGTATCACTGGCATCAGCCAGTTCAGCGTCACGCGCCGTCAGCCGTTTGCGCTCCTCGTTGATCGACTGGCGGGCTTTGTTCACGGCCTGGACTGGGTTCTCGCCACGACCGCGCAACTCCTCGATGCGCTGGCCAAGGGTGCTATCCAGCGATTCAAGGCGCTCCTGCACAGCAACACGCTCTGCCTGCATGGCTTGAGCATTAGGCAAGCGCCCGGCTGCCACTTCCGACAGCTCGGCACGAATCTCCGGCATCAGCGTTTCGCGCGCTTGGCGTCCGGCATCTTCAGCCATCCGAGCGCGGTCACCCTGAATGCCCCGCTCAAGCGAGTCACGCAAGGCTAGCATCGGGTCTTCATCGACACGCAGCGCGAACTGCTGCGGGCTGATCTTCGCCGGAGCCTGGCTAGTGATGGCAGGCGACTCAGCTTTGACGCCTTCCAGCAGCGTGCCACGACGCACGTCGGAGATATACCCGCCAGCGCTGTGCAGACCGCCACCCATTACCGAGCCGAACGCTACGTTCAGCAGGCTATCGATGGCGCCGTAGTCCGCCTGATCTTGAGCCGAGGCATACAGGACCAGCGGCTCGACGATAGCAGCGCCTACAGCGCCTTCCACCGCGCCGACCTGCGCGCGAACAGCGGCACGCGCCGCAACCGAAGTCCCGGCACGGGCCAGCATCGACGCATAGCGCGCTTCGCCCACGATAGGCACGAAGGCCGAGGCAATGTTGATCGGGTCCAGCACCGAGGCGCCGAAGCCCGCCAGCAGCTGAACGGGAATGGTCGACGCCGGGGCGTTGTCGAGGATCAGCTTGCGCTTGACCTCTTCACGCTTGCGCTCGATCAGGATATCCAGTGCTCCCGCGCGAATTCCGGAATCCTCGACGGTCAGGTCGAGGCCTTCTTCCTTTATGCGGGCGCGGGCCTGTTCGGCGGTCAGCAGCGGCGTTTCGGGCTCTGCGCGACGCTCTGGGATGCCGTAAGCCGGATAGGCATGCATCTCCACCGCGCCCTGCTCTTCTCTGTTCAGCTCCCCGATACGCCGCGCGGCGCTCGTTGGGTTCTCGAACATCGCCTGATCGAACGCAGCTTCTGCCGCGTCGAACTGGCCGGTCACCACATCATCCAGAATGTTGCGGTCTTTCCGGATGATCAGGCCATCGGTGAATAGCGTCATTGCGTGCCCCATGCACCAGAAGGCGCGGCAGATTGGTTCATCTTCTCCCGGCCTTCGTTGAAGCGCTGCCAGGCGCTGGGTTTAGCGATGGCTTCGGCTGCCAGGTCATCGAACTTGCGCGCCACAGGATTGCCGGCCCTGTCGAGCACCGCCTCGCCGCCGTAGTACAGCGCCACGCCGCTTTCGTCGGGCAGGGTGACCCAGTATCCGTCTTTTTCGATGGCAGCCTTCACGCGGCCAGCAGCGAAGTCTTCCGGCACACCGGCAGGCGTGCGGAAGTTCAGCGTCATCGGGTCGAGTGACTCAATGGCGCGCTCGGTTCCGGCCTCGATCAGATCAGCGTCGTAGGCTTTCGGTACGCGGTAGGTGCCTTGGAGCGTGTACTTGTCATCGATCAGCGCCTTCTTCGCCAACTCAACCGCATCCCGCGGCCCCTTGCCCTGCCTCATGTAGGCGTAGGCCAGGCGCTCAGCTTCGTTGTACAGGGTCGAGAAGGTGCGCTCGCCGCCGACCTGGCCGGCCAGCGTGTTGCGGAACTCGGCCATACCTTCGTTCAGCGCATCCTTGGCGTCCTTGGTGTCGGTCGATTCAAGCCCGACTTTCAGTTCGGCCGTCTTCATGGGCGCAATGCGAGCCAGCGTTGCCGCCGTTTGCTCATCCACGCCGGAGCCAATCACCAGCGCGGCGCCTGGCAGCTTATCTTGCAGCTGCTTGTAGACGGTCGGCCAGTTGCGGCCCCACTGCTGCTGCAGTTTCTCAATGACCTGCGCAGCGTTGCTGCCGCCATCCTCGGTATTCTCGAAGGCAGCGGCGATGCTGGCCGCCTGGCGCGAGGTCAGCAGCTTTGGATCAGCCGCACCGAGGCGCTGCTGCTCAGCAATCATGGCTGTGGCATAGGCTTCGACCGCAGCCGGGTCACCGCTCGATGCATCCTCTGCAGCCTTCATTAGCAACGGGCTGCGCCCAATCACATAGGTGGCCGGGTCGTTCTGCAGCTCTTCACCGAGGCGAGAAGCCGAGTTGAGCAGCGCGCCGTAAAGCTTGGCATCGACTGCGAAACCATCCTCGGCCACGCCATCCTTTGCCGGCCGAAACTGTTCGACCAGCTGCATACGCTCATCGGGCGAGGCCAAAGCGACCTGACGAATAGCGGACCCGATCTGCTGGGTTTTCTCGAACTGCGCGTACCGCTCCGCGCCCTCTTGTGCGCCGTAGGAGGCGATGAAGTCAGAGGCCGACGGCGGGTTCTCGAAATCGAAGCCCGACAGATAGGCGGACTGAGCATCCGACACGCGGGTCGATAGCTCTGCCCGGGCGATGGCCTGAATCTGCTTAGCCTGAATCTCCCGCGTCTTGATCTCGCGCTCGATCAGCCGGCTGGCTTTGACCTGATCCTCTGCAGTCATCCCCTCCTGCGCCGTGGTGAAGTACGAGCGCGCAGCGTAGGGGTCTTCATCGACCATGCGTGAAATCACGGCGGTCGACATGGAGCTATTGGTCTGCAGCAGGTTGGCCTGGAGCATCTCAGGCGGCATGCCGTTGCGCTCGGCTTGGTTGACCAGTACCTGCTTTGCCGAGTTCTGGTAGTAGGCGATCTTTTCCGGGTTGTTGTAGTTGAGCGCCGCACCCTGCATGGCGGTTTCAAGCTGGCCGCGGTCAACATCGTCGTAGTAGCGCTGACGTTCGCCAAACTCGTACCGGTTCAGCTCGCGCGAGATCGATTCACGGCGCTGTGCGGCGATCTGGCCGAACATGGAGCGCTGATCTTCGGTAGACAGGCTCTCCGCGATTTTCGCCTGCGCCTGCTCGAACTGATCGAGCGTGCCATTGGTAACGTCGAGCGCGTTCTTGCCCTTGCGGGTATAGACGCCGCCCTCTGGATTGAACAGCGTATTGTGCTGCCAGTCGGTTAGCTGCTTGTCAGCTTCCAGAATGGCGGCACGGTTGGCGCTCTCGCGCTCCTTCTCGACGTGGCGGATGACAGCGTTCTCGGCCTGCTCAATACCGCGAGCAAGACCGGACGCATCAGGCCCGCGCATACTGAAGCCTTGGGCAGCGACGGGACGCGTGGCGACTTGACGCTGTGAATAATCAGGAATCCTAGCCATTACGCGCCCCCGCCTGCAGCGAACATAGCGCCTTTCTCTGCGCCGCCAAGAATGGAACCGATAGCCTCCATCTTGCCCTGATACTTGGCCAGCTTGCCTTGCTGCCGCTGATCCATCGCCTGCACGCGGTAGCCGTAGGCCTCGCGCGCAGCGTTGTTCATGATGGTCAATGCGTCCAGCTCTCCAAGCGCAGCTGCGTCGTTCTGGATCTGACCAGCCGTGCCGGTGTTCACGTCAATCCCATTCGCAGCAAACCCCGCGCGCTGAGCGCCGATAACTTGCTGAGTGGTCTTGCGCTGCTCATCAGCCGCGACGCCGCCACGCTGCATGGCATCCTCGGCTGCCTTCTTCGAGATGCCGGCGTTTACCTTCGCCACCTCGTCAAGGTACTTGCCCTGCTCGTAGCTGGCGTATGCGTTGAACAGGTTACTCACGCACATGATTTGCGCCTCATCCAGAATGGGTAGAACGGCATACCTAGCGGGCCATATGGCTCAGGCTCACCGAAGCTGAAGCCCAGCCAGGACAGCCAGCGGATGGCCGCCGTGTTGCGAATGTCAACGTAATTGAGCAGGAGTGAATGCCTGTCCAGCATCTCGGCCACTTCAGGCCTGCAAACCTGCAAAAACGCTTTCGGAAACCGCTCAATGTGGCGCGTGCTGATCAGCCACGGGACGCCTACCTGCTCGTCATGCCTTGAATCGCCGAACACGGCCACAATCAGCCCGCAAACCACGATCTTCGAGGCCTTGCAGTGGTTACCCAAGGCTTCCGCCAGCGCGCCCTCTATGGGCGTTTGCAGGGCTTCAGCGATCTCATCCACATCGGCCTGGCGAACATCGGCAACGACACTCGCAACATCAGCGGCAGACAAGGGGAGCACTTCAGCTTTTGCCACTGACGGTAACCTCTGGGATCAATGCAAGGATGGTGAGCGGTAGCGGGTCAGGCTGCTGGATGTAGACGCGGCCAGACTCCTGCCATACCGATTCGATCTTTAGCTCGGTGATGCCGGTTGTGGCGGCGACAGGGGAGTCGTAAGTTTCGCGATACTCCGGCTTTGTCTCGTACAGCTTCGCGCCGCGCTTAGGGCCAGCCCAAAAGTTCCGCGATGCCTCCAGAAAGGCCGTAACCGTCGGAATGATCTTGCGCTTATCGAACTGGGTAGCGGATGACCTGTCAGCCCAGTCGATCTCTAGCGTTTCCATCTCGGCCACATACGGCAGGCCGGCATGAACCACCGCCGACACATGCTGCAGGCTGATCGATCCGCCCGACACGACGCGCTGCGGATGCACATCGCCATCGGTCAGAATGGAAACCGTCTTGCCTTCCAGGTGACCGAGCCCGGAGAGGGTCGTGGCCATCAGTGCCCAGTCGCTCACAGCTACATCGCGCAGGCTTTCCGGGCATATCTCCAGCAGCTTGGCGGTAACCACCGTCGATGACGTGTAGGCCGTGACCTCAACCCGTACCATCTCTGTGCCAGAGCGCAGCCGGTAGGTGCGGCCAACGCTGCCGGCAGTGAATGGCGTGTGACCGGTCGCCGTGACTGTTACCAGCTGCGGGAACTTCCAGTCTGTGCCGCCGCTGAGCTTCAGTGTTGCCGCAGCGTTTTTGTTCCTGCCGTCATAGGTCAGCCCGCAATCGACAAAGAACGCATCCTCCGCATCCTCAAAGTCACGGGTAGCCATGCGTTCGATGTAACGCTTCGTCGCGCCGTTGATGGTGCGGCGCACGAGCAGATAAAGCGCGTCCATCTGCCCCTCGGCAATGCTGCACACCGACTCTACAACGCCGTCCGTATGGTGCTGATGCCAGGCGAGCAACTGCTCTTCCGGAAGGAAGGTCATGCCCAGCAACGCGCCATCATCGCGCGCCGCCCATACAAGGCGGTCCGGGATCTGCTGATAAGTCCAGTCGATCAGGGTGTGCCCGCGGAAGAAGTGCGGCGAGAACTTGGTCAGGTCATCGCCTGCAAAGCCGTCAGCCTCGAAGGTGTAGGCCAGCGAGGAGGCTGCGTTGTTGCGCTGCTGCACGTAGATGGCCGAGTCATTGATCACGATCGGCGGAATCTTCGACACACCGTTGTAGCTCTGAATCTCAGCCTTGACGGTCTTCGGCGTGATGCCGTTTTCGCCGCCAGTGACAACCCACTCGCCGCCAGACGTAAGGCCCAGCAACTGGCGCAGCGGCAGAATGTGGCGGAACCGGTGCACCTGGCGCGATGCAATAGTGAAGGTGATCGAGTCGTCATCCTTCACCGGCGTTGCATAGCCGAAGTTCCGGAAGCTACCGGTCTTGCTCATCCAGACGGTCTGGGGTGCGAGGTCGCTACCTGCAAAGCACAGGCGCTGCTGGTAGTAGCCGACAGCGCCAGGGTAGTTCCCAGTGCCTACAAAAGGGTTATTGCCAGTCGGCGGCGTGTCGGTCTTGACCGGCGCAATGTTGATATCGGTGAACGACAGCCCGTCAGCCTTGCCGATAAAGCCGTAGATGCCAGAGCTGTTGCTGTCTTTGTAGACGTTGTAGTAGTCCGCGCCAGTGGCAGCAGACCAACTGAGCACCGCCCCTGCCTTGCTGTCCCAGCTCGCTACAGAAGTAGACGCGGACGGCAGGCTTTCTTCCGGCACTTCGTTGTCTGCCACAGCGGTGATGACGTAGCGGAAGGTAGTCGTGTCGCCAGATCCGCCAGAGCGGGCCGAGCCGGAAAGACCGGTTGGCGCGTTGATGCTTGGCACAAAGCTGATGGCTGCCAGCGTCCAGCTATCGTGATCCAGGCGCGAGAGCTGCCGCGGCGCGTGCGACGGATGCACGATGGTCATCACGTCCGCCGACTGGGTGTAGTTCAGCTCAAACAGCTGCGCAGCGGTGAACGGAGTGGATATTTCGTATGGCACACCGGGGCTAGCCTCGACTACGCCACCGTCCTTGTAGACGCGCATGTAGAGGTTGCCGAACTCAAGGACGTAGGTCTGCTCATCGTTGAACTGAAACGGGATCAGGCGGGCCACGCCGCTGCTCTTGGTTTCGTTGATGAACACGGTGCCCGGGCGATTCTTCACGCCACCATAGGGCATGACGAAGAAGTTCGAACACAGGCGCAGGCCGGTCTGGTAACGGGCCAGGTCAACGCGCGCATAGAGTGACGGCGCCAGTTCACCGGCCGCGAATGACGGCTGAATCATGCTTGTGCCCATCAGTTTCTCGCCTGTATGAACTCGGATTCAGGAAACGGCCCCTCCTCGCTTTCTTCGAAGGCAAGGGCTTTGGCCTGATCGATGGTGATCAGGTAGTTCTGCATGGCTGCGTTGTAGTTCTCTGGCCTAGCCTGCAGCCCCATGGCCAGCTCGGCAGCGAGGCGCCACGCCAGCGCACTGGTGAACAGCGGCGAAAAGTACGTGGTGTCCTCGACCTTCAGCGTGTAAACCAGTTCGGCCTCTGCTTGGTCGGTGACGATTGCGCGCCCGCCAGTGGCGTTGATGACCTTGAACTGCACGCGCTGCTCGACACGCGGCTGACGCATCCCTGGCGTGGTGATGTGTCGGATCTGCAGGCAGTCGGTCGGGTAGCGATACCGATAGGCCCAGTTCTGCGGAGGCGAGCCGATGTCTGCCAGGGAGACACGCGCCTCGGCAAACGGCCATGGGAAGTCTTGCAGCACCTGATCGCGGCACTGATCATAGTGGAGCGCGCACAACTCGGCCGCCTTGCTCTGCTCGTCTATCGAGTCGATGAGCTGGTTCTGCCCGATGCGGGTGAGCGCCATGTTGCAGATTTGGACGACACTGGCCATGCGATCTCCGGAAATAGAAAGGGGCCCGTAGGCCCCTTGGTGTTACGCGTCCGGAAGGTTGTCTTCCGGCTTTTCTTCAGGCTTGGCTGCCGGCTTTTGGCCGGGCTTTGCCTTGTCTTGCTTGGGTTCGGCCTTCACTTCTTCAAGGTGACTGCCGGGGCTGTCGATCTCAAGCGACACAACATCACCAGGCTCGCACAGACGCCCATTGATGAATGCACGCTCAAGCACCTTGTAGTGCTTAGCCATTGGTCTGCACTCCTGCCACGATGCCAGCGGTCACCTTGCCGGTAGTCGGTGCAGTGCCGGCCACGGTGTAGTTCAGGCGAATGTAGCGCTCGCAGCCCTGCGGCAGAGTGATGACGGGGCTCATGTAGCCCGCTTTCAGATCAGCCAGGAGGATGGTGACAGTGGCCAACGTCTTCGGGGAGCCGAACGCCGAGTCGGAGTCCGTCTGGATCGCGACGGCCAGGCTGGTGAGTGTGTTGAAGTCCTCAGTCACCTGGATGACGAGGGGGACGCAGCCGCCCTTGCCCACGTCCTTTTCGCTGCCGGTGTCGATCACGTCAGTCGACGGCGCGGTCGCTGTGATGGCCTGCTGATTGGACAGCAGAAGTTTTGCGTCAAAAAGCATGATGTGTCTCCTTAAACCACGCGGGCTTCGGTGTTGAGGATGGCATCGACGCGCTTGATCGGCATGCCCAGGAATTCGGGGATCTTGCGGCCGGCGTACTCGCCCAGCGTCAGGTTGACGTTCTTGGCGTTGGCAGCCTGCTTGTGCAGGAAGGTCTGAATCGTGCGGTTGCAGTAGATGACCGTGCGGCCTTCGCCCTGCATCGGATTCTCGATGCGGTAGAACGCCTCAATCATCAGCTCGATCAGGTCAGCACCGGTTGCACCGTCCTTGGTCAGAGCGGTCACGTCGATGTTGGCAACACGAGCATTTGCACGCCAGTCACGCACGGACATCCCGATATCCCACTTGAAGTGGTCGCGGTACGCCTGGAACTCGCCGCCAGTGGCATCCTTGACGGTGTCTTCGCCCAGGTTGCGGTGCTGGAAGCCTGCCACGCTGCCCTTCGGATAGAGCAGATGAGTGGTCATCTCGCCCCAAGTCACGAACCAGATGGACGTGTTGGTCGAGCCAGTGCCGCCAGCGTCGACGATGTTGGCACCGGACTCAGCGGACAGGTCGTTGTAGCGTGGAGCCAAGCCGAGGAACGCTTCAGGCTCGGACGACGTGTTGCCGTAGATCATGTAGCGCGCGGCTTTGTTGTTGAAGCCCTGCAGCTTGGCGATGTTCTCGGACACGCGGAAGGCATCAGCGTTGCCGCTCAGGTCGGCCAGCGCCTTATCAACGAGGCCGTAGTCTTCCATCATGCCCGTGGTGTCAAGCACTGGGACGGTGGTGGACTTGGAAGGCTGCACGCCTTTGTTGAACATGCGCCAGGTCGGCTCAGGAATACCGGAGCGCATGGTGGTCTTGTGCTTGCTGCCGTCGTTGCACTCCTGATACTCGGCGTCCATCAGAACATCGTTCTGCTTGGCCATCAGTTCAACGATTTTGGCGATCTTGCCGTCTTTCTCCGATCGGCTGAACTTATCCAGCAGAGTCGGCATGGTGGAAGTCAAAATACCCATTGTGGGTTCTCCTTACTGATCTCGGTTTTGCCTTACTTGAAGGCGTCGACAATGCTCATTTCGCGAGCGGATTGGGTGCCGCCCATTACCAGGCCATCCTCGGAGAGGGCCTTGCCGATGGCATGACAGAACTTCACCATCAGGGGGTGATTCCCCATTCCGGTTTCGCTCAGTAGGTCGCGCAGCTCAGGGGTGCCGTATTTCTCTACGGCCTTGATGGCGGTTTCGACGGTCTTGTCGAAGTTGGCGCCTCCAAGTTCGGGATCAGCTTTAACCTGATCCGCCCATTGCTGCTTCTGCGCGGCCTGCGCCTGCTCTGCTGCAGCGGAACGCTTGGTCTCCAGCGATGCCTGCAAGTCGATGAGCTTCTGTGCCGCCTCTTGGGTGATGCCCAGTTCTTTGGCGATCCCCTTGAAGTTGGTGAGCACTTCCGCGTCCATCTCCATGCCGTCTGGCACCGCGAAGTCCGTGTATTCCACTGGCGTTGCTGGCTGGCCGGGCGCCTCTGCCGTTGCCGCTGCGGGAGCTTCCGGCGTTGCCGGGGTTGGCTCGGTCACAGGTGCAACTGCAGTGGCTCCGGACTGAACGTCTGCCGCGGCGCTGGTGGGTGATTCCGGAGCGCTTGCTTGAGTCGAGTCAGTCATTGGTTCCCTCTGTTTGCTCCAGTTGGAGCTGTCGGTTGTGCACGGCCTCGTTTGCCTCGTTCATCATCACGACGTAGAGGTCGGGGCAGAGCTGGTTGATCTTTTCCAGGTACTGGTAGCCGATCTGCTTCTTGCCCTCGGCTAGCGTCATCAGCCCGCCGTGGGTGTTGAAGCTGGTGGAGAACAGGTTGCAGCGGCTCAGCAGGCCCCACACGAAGCGGCGCCCGGACTGCTGGCCCATCAGCCAGAGGAAATCCTCATCGGCCTGTTTCGAGGCGAACTGATCCAGTACCGCAGCCTTGTCGGCGGCGGCTTTGTTGGCTGCGTTGGTCATTGGCCTACCAGTGCGGTGAGTGCGTTATCGCCGGAGACGTCGGTTTCTGAGAGGAGCTTGGCGCCTTGGATGCCTGCGCTCATCTGCTCCATCGCGGCCTGTTGTTGCTGGGCCTGCGCGCGGGACTGGCGAAGCTGTGCAACCGCCTCATCCGAGCGAATGATCGTCGGAGGAACACCCAGCATTGCGGCGTAGTCGTCGACGGCCTGGTCGAAGTCGATCTTGTCCACGATGTCCGGCTGAATGCCTGCGAGGTTGCCGGCAAAGCTGATGGCTCGTTCAATGCCCGCAACGCCCAGCGCCTTCTGTGCTTGAGCCAAGATGGACACGTACTCGACGTTCAGGTCCATGCCGGCCAACTCCTTAGGTGGCGGCGGCAGCATCGGGTTGCCCGGCAAAAGACCAGCCCAGCGCGGCGCGGACTGCTCCATCATCAGGCTGAACACGCGATCGATCAGCGGGTCCAGCAGCTCGTCGTTCATCCGCTCAAGCACCGGACCGAGCATCAGCATCTTCTCTTCCTTGCGCGCGGCGATCTCGGTAGCCGTCCGCACGTCATCCATCGAGCTGATCATCAAGAACAAATCGACGAAGAAGGCTGAGTTGATGCGCTCCTCGTGCGCCATGATCTCGGCACGCAATGCGCTGTACCACGAGGCGTCGATCTGATACAGCGGCGCGAAACCCTGCCCCACAGCGTTCTGATCGATATAGGTGATGTCGCCCGGCAGGATCGATGCGCGCTGCCCACGTAGCGAACCTGGCGCACCCATCGGCGGGTTGACGCCTTTCTCCAGCATCTGAGCCTTGCGCTTCTCCATCAGCTGCAGCGCCTTGGTGTCACCCAATGCAACCGAGCCAGGACCGGAGCCGTAGACGTTCTCCCCGTTCACATCCCAACGCGGGACCATGATGGGCGAGGACTTGAAGCCAGACTCGCGCAGCATCTTGTCTTGGTCGCCGCCCTTCTCCCAGTAGACGGAGCGGATCGGCATATTGCGGCTGTCGTCGCGCGTGGCGATGCGGTTGTCGTTCGGCTCGACCGCATGGCACACATCGACCCAGGCGTCCGGGTTGGTCGTAAGCAGCGTCTGCACGGTGGAACTGAGCGTTTTTTTGCCGAACTGCTGCTCCATCTGCCGCGCCGTCATCTTGAACTCGCGGTACAGCGTGTCGACCTGTTGCCGTGAACTGGTCGCGGCCATGTAACTGCCAGCCGTGAAGTTGTAAAACCGCACGAACTCGTCGTCATCCGGCATACAGGCGATAGCGCCGACACCGAACGCGCCCTGCTCTGCGTACAGAGTGGGGAGCACGTTGTATAGGTTGGAGCGCGCGAACACGTCCTGCATCGACAGTTCGGCCTGATGCAGCCAAGACTTGACCGGGCCGAAGTCCATTAGCCCAGCGTCTGGCGTGGCCAGCTTGAACCATGGGCGGCTCGGGCTGGTCATGCCAGAGAACATGCCAGAGGCCAGGATCTTCAGCGCGCTTCGGCCGGTCGAGTTGATGATCAACTGATCGCGGCGCTTACCTTCATTCACATCCGAGGTATTCCACCGCCCCATGTCCGGGGCAATGTGGTCGCTGATGTCGCGCCACAGTGGCAGCCAGCCCTTGTCGCGCTCGCTCTTGAGCTGGGACAGCCGACGGTCCAGCTGTTGACGCAGAGAGTCAGCCATTTACGCCCCCAGCAGAGTCTTCTGCCCAGTCTGCGCGGCGGTATTGAGGCCGCCTGCGCCAGTTAGAATTGTGCTGCCTGCGCCTGCCGCAGCAGCCCTGCGCCTGCGCTCATCCTCGCGGGCCTGGGTCACACCCGGGTCGACTTCGGTTGGCGCATCAAGGGGCGCATCAGGCTTTGGCGGGCTCGGCGGCTTTGGGGTGTCCATGTCCACGAGGCCCAGCGTTGCTACCTTGACAACCTTGCTCAGTGAGCTGCCACACATTTTGTCTACCTCGCAAAAGGGTCGTACTCACTTAACAGCGCTGTGCCTTGCTCGTGAGTGTGTTGAGATTTCTGGACGGGGAAGGTGAAGGTCAGGGCCAATGCGTCGGCGTCGTCAGGACTGATCCCGAGGCGCTTCTTGATCTCGGACTTCTTCTCCAGTGCAATCTGGTCGCGCTGGTTGTGCGTGTACTCCGGCGAGGTCAGTTCGGCCTCAAGGTCTGGGTCTTGCTCAATGGCAAGGCCGGCACGCAGCGCCTCACGCAACATCCACCAGATGTACGTCCGCATGTTCGCGTAGTGGTTATCAGGGGCAGCGCTGGCGAAGTTCACGTCGATGATGACGATGCCAGGCATGAGCCTTCGCAGCTGGTCAGCCACTGGGCCGCCTACGCCTGTCGAGTCGACGAACACAGCATCAGGCTTGTGCTCCTGAACCGTCGTGCACACCTTGGCGATGAATACGGTGGTGTCGCGCGTCTCACTGCCAGGGATGCGGATAGGCTTGATCGTTCGAGCATCAAGGCCGCGACGGAACCGAATCACGTTGTTGTCAGCACCGCCACGAGCAATGTCGATGCCACACACCAGCGCATCAGACAGACCGAACACAGCCTCGCGCCGCATGGCCTCAGCCACCCAGTCAGTCGGAATCAGCTGCAAGTCGGACGCCCTCGGGAACATGCCGCGCACACGAACACGGAAGAAGTCGGAATCTTCGCCGTAGTCATCCGCCCACTTGGCGATCTGCTGCTTGTTCGTGCCGTCTACGGTGCGTGAGTCGACCTGCTTGGTAACCCAGCGATGCTTGTAGCGCGTGAAGCATTCACGGAAACGCCCTGTATTGCGCGTCGGGTTACCGAAGGCCAGCCAGATGATCTCGGTGTCTTCGTCCGTCAGCGCACCCTCGGCCACCTCCCACACCTTGTCGGCGATGTTCGAGGCTTCGTCGAAGATCAGGACAATGCGCTTGCCCTTGTTGTGCAGGCCAGCGAACGCTTCGGTGTTGTGTTCGCTCCAGGGCACCGCGTCAGCCTTCCAGCTGTCGGTGTGCTCAGGGTCAACCGAGGCAACCTTCGTCGCAGTGACGTTGAACCAGTGCTTGTTGATCGCCAGGCGGAACCACTTGCCAATCTCTGGCCAGGTCTTTGTGCGCAGCTGGTTCTCAGTGTTGGCGGTGACGACGACCTTGCAATCCTCACAGGTGGACATGGCCCAGTTCAGGATCATGCCCATCTCGGCGGACTTGCCAATACCGTGACCGGACGCTACCGAGATCATCAGCGGCTGAAAGCGCGTCTCTGGATTGCTGAGGTGGTCGCCAATGACGCCCATCGTCTCCCACTGCCAGTCGCGAGGACGCTCAACGCCGGCAAGCTCTCCATGGCCCCAGGGGAACGCGTACATCGCGAAGCCCTGCGGGTCATGGGTGAAGCTGGCTATTTCCTCAATCAACTGCAGCTCAGGATCAACCCCGCTGCGCACGTTCACGAGCTGCCGCCATTTTCTCGGCCAGGCCGTCTTTAACGTCGACCGTTACATCCTGCTGGATGCGGTCGCCGTATTTCTTCGGCAGGATCTTGGACAGATACCACTTGCGGGTGTCGATCCGGAGCTTGGAGCGCTGGACGTGCTCACCGTTGAGCTTGTAGCCAACTGCGGCGCCCTCGTTGTCGAGCTGCTCCATCCAGTCATTCGAGCCATCATCGGCAATCTCGAACATCTCTTCGGCCAGAGCCTCGGCGCCCTGCTCCTTTGCCCGCACGTATTGGTCGCGGAACAGATCGTGTCGAGCAATCCATCGCAGGACTGTCGCCTTGTCGGGCATCACATCATCACGGCAGATGGACCGCAGCGATTCACCTTCGGCCAGGCGTAGGCAGATCGCCTCAGCCAGCTCTGAGGTGTAATCACTTGGACGTACCATGATTGGGCTTCCTATGTTGTTTGCGCCAATACAGCCACACCTCTTTCCCGATCATCACAGCGACACAGGCTGCGAGGTATAGGAACAGGAGGATGGCGTGGAGGCGTTTCATGCGCTCGCCTTCTTCTCTCCCCAGCGGATTGCCAGGTCGCGAAGCTTCTCGGTGCCTAGGAAACCAACCGATCCACCAACGAAGGTGGCCATGTTTTGCGGAAGCCCGAAGTATTCGAGCAGCGGCACAAGGGTCAGCGTGGCGAATCCACACAGGGCGCCTTCGAGGACCATCTGTCGACGTGTGCCTCCGCCATACACCACACGCAATACAGCGATGGTCACGGACAGGCCGAACGCATACAGGCTCGGGGCGATGGTTTGCAGCCATGCGAGAGCCGCAGCCCACGTTTCAGGACGGTCGGGCATCTTCATATCTCGGTTATCCCGCATGGGGCAGTTGGTGATTGGTCCGGCCTCACATGCGCGTGCGATCCGCCTATGAGCAAGGAGGCAGGCATGGGGCCGGAAGAGGTTTGCCGTGAGGCGAATAAAAATCCGCGCGATTTGTGCGTGCAGGCAGAGGCATGGCGGATGTATTGCTGGGTTGGGCGCATGGTGGCGAGCCATTCAAACGGCCTTTAGCGCCCGAAACGAAAAAGCCCCGACCGAAGTCAGGGCTCTTGGATTGGTGCCGCCAAAAGGAATCGAACCCTTGGCATCCTGCTTACAAGGCAGGCGCTCTACCGACTGAGCTATAGCGGCTTGATTGGCTGGCAAGGCTGGATTCGAACCAACGACCGCCCGGTTAACAGCCGGGAGCACTACCGCTGTGCTACTTGCCAATCCTTCTCGGCCATCTCAACGCGCAAGATGACCAAGATAGTGAACACTCTATGCCACTCTGCCATTCACTGTCAAGCAGCCTGACATGAAATTAATCCTTCCATGTCAAGAATGTGTTGAGCCTCTACCAGAGCCTTGTTCACCTGGCCTTCCAGGTCGCGGCGGATTGCGGACTTCCAGCGGTGTTTGGTGCGCTCGGCTATCGGGTCTTCGCTCCATCGATCCATGTCGTACCATGCGGCCGGCAATACGCTCGTGCTGCGCTTCCCTTCTGCACCCGGCAGCTTCGGGAATGCCCAGGTCGCGACGGCACACTGAACGAACCGCTCGGGTGCTGGCGACTTCACCGAGCCGGCCAGCGCCATCATGGCATCGTGCTTACGCTCCAGATGGGTGCTGTACTTGGCAACGAGAGCCAGCCACAGACCAACCGGCAGCGCCTTGTGGAGCCGGCCATGAACCCAGCAGTCCGTCAGGAACGCCGCCTCCTTTCCGCTGATTTCCCCAGGAATGCGCGCTTTTTGCACTTTGGGTTCGAAGTCACAGCCCCCTGCCGAGTTGATCACCTCCGACGCCAGGGCGCGGACTACTGCGGAAACCACGTTGCGATAGGTCATGCTGCTGCTCCCCGTGCTGCTGCCGCATCGCGGCGAAAGAAGGTACCGCCGACGCAGTGAATGAGCGTCCGCTTGCCGTTGGCGTAGGTGATGTCGTGCGAATGGGTCCAGCTGCTCAGCGAGCCGGCGTTGTAGCCCATGTTCATTTGCGAGCTAGTGCCGACAGAGTGGGCGCCGTCAATGATCCGGGCGCCGTGGCCGTGACCGTGGGTGACCTTGGCCCCTACAGTGGCGAATGCCTGCGTGCTGCCGCGTGCTCCGTTCGGGCCGCGGTGGCCGTGGTTGCTGAAGTCGATGCCGAAGCGCATGAACGACTCGTCAGGCCGCAGCCACTTGAGCCGATCGCCCCGTTCCATTAGGCAGTCCATCCAGTACCGGAACGGGTCGCAGTAGTCACCGTCAGCGATGGCCTTGAGCATGACGGCCTTGGTCTCGTGGAAGACGATGGCGTTCTCGAGGTCGTTGGCGTTCTCGGCCTTCTCTAGCCACTGGGTGAAGTGGTCGTGATGGTTGGAGTTGACCATGATCGTCTGGTCGGCGAACGAGGCCAGGTCGTCGACGTGGCGCGCGGTCTTCTTCAGCTCATGCAGCACGCTCGAGGTGCCTTCTACGTGGCGCTTGAATTTCTCGAAGAACTTGCTGTGATGGCTGGCCGATCCGAAGTTCAGCACGTCATGCAGAACCAGGTGCTTCGGCTGGATCAGCGCGGCAAGGGCTCTGGTTGCCTCTGTGACGCTCGGGTCGGCCATCTCTGCATGGATGTCGCCCATCGTCAGCACTTCAGCGCGCGGCGCCTTTTCAGGCCCTTTGGCGGTGTACTTCGTGTCAAGGTCGATGAAGCTGCCGTCCTTCATCGGGCAGATATGCCGGATATGGTTGCGCGGGCCGTCCACTTCGACGACTACTGCGCCGAGCGTATGGTGGAACTCGCCCTTCTTGCCGGCGTTGGTGTCGCTGTACTGCTCGACAGTGCAGGCTCCAGTGGTCAGTACCAGCTTGGCCGGGTCGCCCATGCGGGTGGCCACAGACTCGAGCGCGATCTTGGTGTGCCCCAGGATGGCAGAGTCACGGCCGGAGACGGTCAGCCAGCCCTGCAGCGGCTTGACTGCGGTCGGCTGAATCTTGATGTCAGCCAGCACGACCAGGCCGGGGGCGATCTTGGTCCGCTCGTGGGTGATGTACGGCATCAGGCGCGCATCCCACCAGTCGTCATCGGCCACTTCGTCCCGGCGAGTCGGGTTCTTGTAGCGCATGGGAATCACGATCAGCCTGGCACCACGCAGGGAGCAATAGAGCTGCAGCGTCTTGAGGAATGCCGAGTGCACCTTGGTGGCATTCACGGCCGAGGTGATGACGTAGGTTTCCGCAGTAGCGCTAGCCATCTCAACCGGCGTCGCTGCCGACTGCAGCAGGCCAAGCCGGATTAGGCGCGACCGGTGACGCTCCACGTTGCGGATATCCAGCCCAAGCAGTGCCGCTGCCTTGGCGTTACTGCGCCCCGTCATGGCTTCGACCAGTGTTGCGTCGTCGTGCTTGCGTGCGGCCATCAGGCTGCTCTCCCCTGCTGCATCAGAATTCGGATTGTCTCGATAGCGCGCCCGCTCTTGATCATGGCGGGGTCGCAGCGGTAGACGCGCCACCCAAGGCGGGCAGCGGCGTCGTATTTCTTGAGGTCGGCAGCGAAGCCGGCGCCGGTGTTATGCCGGCCCTTTACCCAACCGCCTCCCTCGCATTCGATCAGCAATCCGTGCTCAATCAGCGCGAAGTCTGCGCGCCAGTCCTGCAGTCCAGCCTTGGCCAGACGATCACGCAGGCCCTTACCAGGCCCTCCACAAGCTTCAGCACCGAAGCGGTACTCTCGGATGGCTTCGATGCCTTCTGCGCGCAGGTGGAGCGCCAGGAGGTCCTCAGCCTCGCTCGCAGACGATTTTCCCGATCCCGCACTTTTCGCCGGCTTGACCGTGGCTTGGGCTGAGGCTTTACGGATCGGGAAAGTCATCTACTCCCCCTCGCCTTCAGCGCCGCCACAACTGCAGGACGAGCACTCTCCGGAACAGCTGCCAGCAGGACGTTGCCCTGCCTCTGCCTCTCCGGCCCCTTGAGGTCGCGCACCTTCCACCGGATCAGGCAGGCCGTTTTGTCCGCTTCGATCAGCTGCCGCTCCGTCATCGTCAAGCAGGCCAGATTGTGCGAGCCATTCCGCCCCGAACCCGTCATAGGCCGCCCCATCGTTTCCGTTCTGTCCAATCACATCGATTCGGCTGATCTTCATGCGCCCGCCTTCTGCTCAGCGCTGCGGCAGTCGATGGTGTTCTGCTGGCCGAACTCGGCTTTGCCGAGGTGCGCGATCAGGCGCTCCAGGTACCAGCGAGCCTTCTTCACGTCCTCGATGCCGTTCTTGGCCTCGTAGCGCCACAGGTACTTGATGATGTTCGCGGTGCAGGCCGCTTCGATGCCGCGCTTGTCCACGGTGGCCGCTTCGATGGCGTCGATGCACTCAACCGCGCCGCGGGTGTAATGGGTTGGGTTGATAGCGTCAGTCATTGCGGCTTCCTTGTGGCTCTGTTGTTTGCGATCAGGGGGAGCTGGCCGGGCGCCAGGTTCCACGCGAATGTTTCTTTGCATCCGGTGGCGCATTGGCGGGCGTTCAGGCTTGGCATATTGCTCATGGGCTCGCCGCAGTCAGGGCAGGCGCGGCCTAGTGGTGAGTCGGTCATGCGGCAGCGCTCCCATCGATCAGCTGTTGCACCAACTGCAACAACTTCTCCTCGGTGCCGAAGCGCTCGATGAAGGCCAGCTTTGCGAGGTGGATGCTTGGCACGGCTGGGTGATGGGTGCCACGGTGATGCGCTGGGCAGAGCGGTATGCCGTCCATGTGGCTTGCGCGCTGGCCCTTGCCGCGACCGGCGCGTGGGTGATGGATCTCGGCTGGCGTATCAGGCGTGCCTTGCAGGTAGCAGGCAACACAGCCCAGGGCGGCGACGCGGTTGAGATGCTGCTTCTCGGCCTTGGTCATGCGCCGTACCCCTTCCGCTCTGCCCGCTGATTGGCTTGCTCCGTGCGATACAGCTCGATTCGCAGCTGAGCCACACCGATCTGTGTCTTCAGGTACTCCTCGCGCTCTACGGCAACCTTGAGGCCGTCCAGCAGCCCCAGGTAATCCGGGTGCGCGTAGGCGAATGCCTCACGCTCGGCGATGGTCTTGACTCCTTCGCGCTCGGCTTCCTGCATCAGGATCGCTTTCTTGCTCTTGCGGAACTGCTCTAGGTACACGCGGTTAGCCTTGGCCTCGGCGTGGTCCTGCGCGCGGTCGCGGATGAAGGTAAGCGGACGTTCGATCTGCTCATCCATTACGCGGCCTCCCACAGATGCAGCTGCCGGCGCAGGTGCGGGGCGTTGGCCTCGAACACGGCCCGGGCGAAACCCTTCGGCGTGGCGCTGCGGAAGTTGGCGCGGTCTGGTCCAGGCGGCGCAGCGTGGATTCGGTTGTCCGGGGCGCCGAGGTCGATGGCCTTGAACTCGTCGGGCATCACGAAGCCACCGCCGACCCACAGGCAGGTCTGCTTGGTGTAGTTGTCATCGGCGCAGTAGCCGGTGAACTCGTGGGGGTGGAAGGTGTAGTCAGGCGCTCCGAAAATGCTGGAGAACACGGACACCGGGTTTTCGAAGAACCACGGAGCGCCACTGATCTGGCCAACCATTCGGCACTGTTCGGCCACCAGCGCGGCCTTGGTCTGGAAGTGCTTGTCGGCCTCGGCCTTGGCAGCGAACCAGCGAGCGCCGGAGACGGCCACGTCAGTGCAGGGCGGGAATCCGGCAACAAACACCACGCGGCGACCGCGGATGATCTCGCCGAGGCGGCAGGCGGCCTCTAGCACGGTGCACGGCAGGCGCTCGATACGGCCGTCGTTGCTGTACTTGCCGTGCTGCGGATCCACTAGCACCGCGTCGTAGCCGGCCTCGACCCACGGCTCCACCATGGCTCCGGTCAGATCGCAGAGGGAGATGATCACGCCGTTCATGCGCGACGCTCCCGCAGGCTCTGGCACTCAACGCAGCACACCGCCCACGGCGCAGCACGACGGCGAGCGGCAGGAATCTCGATGCCGCACTCCTCGCATTCCTCAGCGCCCTGCCCCTGCAGCCTGGCCTGTACCAGCGCCACGCCACCGATACGATCTGCCTCCTCTAGGCCAGTAGCGCGGTCTGTTGCGTCGGGAGCTGTGCGGGCCTGGTGGAAGGCTTCGGCCATTTCGTTGAGATCGGACATTTGGTTAACCCCCACAAAAACCAGAGTCGCAGCCAGCACCGGCCCCGAACATTTCCATTTGGTCGCGCTCGCGTAGGCAGGACGCCCACTCGACCACGCTGCGAATACCTACTGCGCCCTTGTGCCTCGCCGGCCGGAACATCACTCGAGGCTTTCCTTTTCCCGTCATTCCCATGTCACGCTCCGTGATGTCGATCAGCTCGATTCGGTCTTCGGTGAGCATGCGGAGGTCATCGATGTTGGCGTTGACGCAGGGGAAGCACTCCATTGAGCGATGAGCCAGCGGAACCCAGCCAGCGCGAAAGATCAGCTCGTCACGCATAGCGTCGGTGTGGCGTACAAGCGGCTGCCAAAGGTCGCGTCCGCCATGGCGCTCGGAATCGGCTACGTGCTCCGGCGCATCGGATCGATGAGTGCTCTCCTCTCGGCGCACACCAGTCATGCAGATGGCATCGCCTTCAGGGTCATTCGCCTCCAGCCAGTTCAGCGCCGGGATTACCTTCAGTTCAGAAGTGCAGAACGAGCCCATTCCACCGCCAGCCGGCCAGCCCTTCTTCCGCTTGACCAAGGCGAGCATCCCCTCAGACTCAGTGCGCGCCGTAGCGAAGCCATAAGAAGCCGCCAGCGCCTCGCCCATCTCAACGCGTCCAAGCCACCAGTCAGCAGCCCAGCCGGTATCGGAATAGAGGCAGGTCACATCGCGCAGACCCTGTTCGTGCGCCCACCGGATCAGCGCGATGGAGTCGTTTCCGTAGCTGGCAAAGATGACGTACTGAGTCATAGCGAATACTCCCAGCCGCCATCGGTGCCGGACCATCCCGACGCGTCACACCACGGATTCAGGCTCTCATTCCAGCGGCGACATGCCCGACGGAGCCAGACGATCTTTCCGCTTTTTAGGCGGACGGGATGCCAGGCGAACCACGCATTCCACTTGCTCATCGCTTCGCCCCATAGGCCCGCTTTTGCGAGCCATCCATCTGCACAAGTCGGTAGTCGTTGCCGCGCTTCATGCGGACGACGGTGTTTTCTTCCTGATCCACGGCGAAGCCATCGGCCTTGAGCTGGTCGACGATTACTCGCTGGGGTAGGGTCATTGAGCGGGAGCGGTTCATGCGGCCACCTTCTGGCGCTTGGCTTGAATGCGGCGCACGAACTCAGCCGCGATGAACTCGGGGCGACTGTTCTGGCCGTAGGCGTTTTGGGTTTTTGCGTTGAGCGGCGTATGCAGGAGGCGCTTGGATTCCTCGAGCGTTTCGCGGTCCATCCAGCGGTTCAGCATTTCCGAGACAAGCTCGCCGGCCATGCGGGTACCGTCGAAGTACTCAATGCTGCGGGACTGCAGAACACGGGCGTATTCCCTGTCGCCGTAGTACTTGCGCACCAGGCTGCAGACCTCGGTCATGCTCATGGTCACTGCGCCAGCCGGGGCGAAGTACGCCAGGGTTCCCTGATACCAAGAGTTCCCGCGGCAATGGCTGCCGCCGTGGGCGAACACAACCGGGCAACCTGTCTTGGCCTCAACGTCAACCGCCTTTTCGATCTCCTTGGCAGTCGGGCACGGACCTTTCACTTCCAGATACATGCCGCACGCGGGAAGGTAGAAGTCAGGCAGGTACCAGCCATGGCGGGTCTCCATGACCTGCGGCTCGTAGATCCAGCGGACACGCAAGGCGTCCATGAACTTCGCCCAGATGGTTTCCGAGTGCGAACGCATCTCGTAGCCGGCGTAGGGGAAAATGGTCTGGTCCATTAGCCTCTCCCCATCATCGAACGAAGGTTCTTCGACGGCGCCGGCTGACTGGCCTGCTCGTATTCCTCTTGCTGATGCTGAGCGCACGGAACGAAGCGGGCCAGTGCGCCTTGGAACTGGAGCAGGCAGAACCCTGGGTTGGCGTGACGGCACTTCACGATGTTCATCTCGGTGATGCCGTTCTTACCGCGGTCGGTGTCCATGTCGCGGTGAGCCATGATGATGATGTCGGCGTCTTGCTCGATCTCGCCGGAGTCGCGCAGGTCGCTCATCTGCGGCTTCTTGTCCGCGCGGGATTCAATGCTGCGGTTGAGCTGGGCAAGCACGACGACAGGGATGTCCAGCTCTTTTGCCAGGCGCTTGAATCCCCGGGTGTATGCGCCCAGTTCTTGGTTGCGGTTCTGGTACCGGTCGGCCGGGTCACTGGCGATAAGACTCAGGTAATCCACCACGATCAGGTTCAGCGGCTTGGCGCGATGCTCGAAGCGGGCGATGGAGCAGATACGGGAGAAGGTCAACCCAGGCTTGTCACAGATGCGAACGTCTGCCTCTGCCATTCGGGCGACGGCGGCTTCCAGCTGAAGCTTGGCGGTACCGTCCATGACGGCCTCGCCAGATTCAATCCAGTTCTGGGTCACGCCCGAGATGGATGCCAGCGAACGCTTTGCCAGTTCCTTCTTCGCCATTTCCAGCGAAAAGATCAGTGCGCCGCCCTTCCCCTTGATCGCAATCTGGTCAGCCAGGCCGGTACCCAACACGGTCTTGCCGGTACCGGGGCGCCCAGCAATGATCGCCAAGTTCCCCGGGCGAACGCCGTTGATGATGTCGTCCAGATCGCTAAGGCCGAACTTAAGGCCCATCTGCTGCACGCCGTCGATACGGTCCTGCATGTCGACGAAGACTTCGCCAAGCGCTTCACGGATGGTCACCACGTCTGGCGACTCCTCGTGTACGGCAAGGTCCATCGCAAGGCGCTGCGCGGTCGATACCTGCTCGGCCAGGTTGCCGGCCTGCTGGGCCAGCTCCATGATCTGCTGGCCAGCCTCGTACAGCTTTCGAGCCCGGGCGCGCTCGACGACGATGCGCCCGTAGTGCACGCCATTGGCCGCGCTCGGCACGTTGCGCATGATGTCCGAGGCGTAAACGATGGTCATCTCGCCGCTAGGCAGCTCGGAACGGATCTCCGAAAGCGTGATGCTGTCCGGACGCTGCTTCTTCGAGTGAGCTGCCAGGATCATCGAGTACAGCGCTTGGTGATCTTCGTGCGCAAAGTCGGTCGGAGCCAGGAAGGCGCCAACGGTTTCACACAGCTCCGGCTCGTGCATCAGGGCGCCGAGTGCGCCAGTCTCTGCTTCGTCTGAAATCAGGGGACGGCTGCTCATCACACAGCCTCCAGAACTTTCAGCACTTTGTCCTGGCGGGTCAGAAACTCAATGTCAGCAGTCCAGCCGCGGTCGTTCTGGCCGATCCAATGCGTGTTGGTGAGGCACTGAGCGAAGTAGGCTTCCCAGAACTCACCCTTGCGAAACGGGAAGCCGCCTTCGATCTCCAGATTCCAGCAGGCCTTGATCTGGCGCTGACGCTTCGGGTTCAGCTTGATGCAGGTCGGCAGCTTGGAGCCGCACACCCGGTTGTAGATCTCCATGATCTTGGCGTACGGGATGCGGTCTGCTTTCGCAGGAGCGGGTTGATCAGCAACGGAGGTGTCTTGTGTTTCTGCTTCCGGCTTCTCGACCGAAGGGGTCGAAGCGGCAGCGGCGACAAGCTCCGTAGGAGCTATATTTCTTTCTTTCTTTATAAGGTGTCCGATTTCGCGGACTTTTTCCTTCCCGCTATTCGGAATGTTTCCAGCTTTCGGAGTGGCTTGTTTTGCCTCCCAGGAAGAGGTTTCGCACACACCGATTTCACCAGCAGAACCACCGATCCGGTACAGGACGTTACGGCGCAGCAATGCGTCCAACGCCTCAGAGATGTGGTTGGCCTTCTTGCCGGTGCGAGCTTCAAACTCTTTGCCACGGATGCGAGCCGTGGGACGCTGGTAGCCTGCAGTCAGGCGAACCACTACGTCGATAATCTTCCGCTCGGTCTGCGTGAAGTCATGCAGAGCCAGCGCGTCAAGAAGATCGTTGTCCATCCGGGTGAACCCCCGTTGGGTGTTGCCTAGCGGCACTACGTTGTCTATCATCTGTCTCGTCTCACGTTGTGTTGCTGTTGAAGAAGCCACCCTTGCCCGGTGGCTTTTTTGTGCCTGTCGATCAGGCGACCTTTACCGAAGCCGCCATGACGTCGAGGCTGTGGCGGGCTTCGTTGATCTCGCGGCTGATCTGTGCACGCTCGTGCTGGGAGATACGGCCGTCATCCATCGCATCGCTCACGGAGCGAGCAACGTCTGCGAATTCCTTGGTTACGTGGAGCATTGCGGCTGACAGGTCGCGGGCCTTGGCCGGCTCCTTAGCTACCAGCTCGAAGCCGAACGAATCAGCCAGCGCTTCCAAGGGGCGCATATCGCCTGTGTGGAGCAGGATTCCGAACAGGTGCTCAATGGTCAGGTGATGGGCATCGTTGTCCGGGTTGGCGCGCTGTAGCAGGCTCACATGCGGAACGCCCATCTTTGCCGCCAGGCTCTTTGCTTCGTGGTCCAGCACCGCGGATTGGGCAGCTCTCAAAAAATCTTCCATCTCGTAAAACCTCTTGTCTCTTTCCGTGGCGCCCTACCGTTCGTCGGGCAATACTGGATTCATGGAAACCACTGACAGGGATGTCGCTTATGCAAACGCACAAGAACCAAGGATTAAGCTGCAGCCTTCCGCATAGCGGAGCGGCGAGCCTTCTTGTGCATCTCCTCGATGCACTTCCCGAGTTCGTAGCGAACAGCGGTACCGTTGATGGCACGGCTGATGTTCGGCTGGCTGGTCCCGCACTTCTCTGCGATTTCGCGCTGCGAGAAACCGAAGGCCTCCAGGTCGCGCAGCATTTCTTGGATGGTCATTCTCATAGCACCAATCAGGTTATGTATGAGCGATGATACGCTTTCGCATGGCGGCAAGCAATACAATCTCGATATACAAAAAGGTATCGAGGAAGACATGACTATTGCGGCCAGACTGGGCGAGTTGATGAAGGTCAAGGGATGGTCAGAAGGCGAACTTTCGAGGCGATCGACGGTCCCGCAGCCGACGATTAATCGGATACTATCCGGGGAAAGCGATAGCCCACGGAAATCCACCGTCAGTAAGCTGGCGCGCCCACTGGGCGTATCACCAGAGTGGCTATTATTTGGAAGCGGTAGTGCCAACGTCGGCGCAACCGACCAGCCACACCGGGAAGAGAGGCAGTATCCCTTGATTAGTTGGGTAGCAGCGGGAGCGCTTGCAGAGTCGTGCGATAACTTCCAGCCTGGACAGGCCGAGGAGTTCATTGAATCGAACGAGAACGCCGGGCGATATGGTTATTGGCTGGAGGTCAAAGGCCTTTCAATGGTTTCGCCTAGCGAAGGCCCGAGCTTTATGCCGAAGATGAGGATCTTGGTTCAGCCTGAAGGCTTCGATGTTGTCAGTGGCAAGTTCTATATCGCCAAGATGCTGGACACTGGCGAGACGACATTCAAACGCTACGTCAGAGATGCAGGAGTTGAGTACCTGGAGCCGTTGAACCCAAGCTTTGGCACTATTCGGATGAGTGACAGCATCGTCCTGATAGGCCGCGTGATTGATGCGAAGTTACCGAAATCCATGTTCTGACCATCCAAACGTAATACGAAGAGCCCGCCACTGAGCGGGCTTTTTCATGCCCGAGAGAAAATTCATGCAAAAACGTATTGACGTACCCCATACGCTATCGTATCGTTCACCCATCGAAGCGCAGAACACCGCGCCGAACGGCAGAGATGCCCTGGCTACGGCCTAAAGCTCTTTACACAACTTGGGAACATCGCGGCGGGGTCCGGGCAACCGAACAGCGCGATCAACAAATTCCCCGCCCCATGCCAGCTCTGGAACTGGCCGTGGCTCCACATGCAGCCACGCGAAGTTGCGCAACCGCCTCCCTGGAATACGCCAGTAGCTGACCAGGGCCTGAGACGACTCGGCATAGCGCGCAACGGAGATAACACCAACACACCACAGGAGGCTGGCCATGTACCAGACACTGACAAACGCGCTCGGCTTCCTGGCTGGAGTGCTGATCGTTACCGCTATCTCAGCCGTGATGAACGGTTGGGTGTAGCTCGGAACATTCACTTCTGGCCATTCGCAAGAGTGGCCAGCGGGAAGACAACCGAACGCCAATACGCCGCTCAGCGACTGGATGAGGCGCAGTTGGCGGCCTGATGAATTCAACGACGAGGGAAGCAGGATGGCTTACTACAAAACGAACGACCCGGCCGTTCTGGCCGCATGGAATACCTACATGGAGCAGGCCGATCTGCTGCAAAAGCAGGGCGATGAGTTCGCCGCGCTGTTCCCCAATGCTAAAGCGCTGTTCGCGACCGACATTCACACAGGTCGCCGCTTCTACGGTTTGGCGTTCACTCCGGCTGCTCCACAGCCGCTGTGGACCAAGGCAGACCATAAATGCGGCTACGAGCAGCGCCCTAGGAACTCGCTACCCGCTGGCATCAAGGGTGATGAGCGAAAGGCATTGAAAGCCGAGCTTGACCGACTCGCCGAGATCTACAAGGCGAACAGGCCGAAAGACAAGGCTGATCTTGAGCCGTTCCTGGCAGCGATGGGATTGGGCGGCGGGAAGCTGTTCTTTGCTGGCTACAAGCAGGTCATTAAGGATGGGACGGTCTACATCGAAACGTCAGCAACTCCAGGCGAAGCGATGACCGAGATCCTTGGTAGCGAATTCGACGCTGCTAACGCCTAACCCCACCCCCGCAGCTTGGCGACAGGCTGCAGCGGGCACCCATCAGCACATAGGAGGATGAGATGAGCGAAGGATTTACGCCTGGACCTTGGGCGTTGAGGCGCAGCCGAACAGGTAGCGGGCACACCCACATCGAATGCCCTGCAGATGAGTCGATGGCTTTGTTTAAGCGAGCAGAAGACGCCCGGCTGTTTATCGCCGCGCCTGATTTGCTTGAGGCACTGGAGTGCCTGCTTGAAATGGGCCATACGAAAGCGGGAGACCTTGCGCGTGCCGCCATCGCCAAAGCCCGCGGCACCCCATGCTAACCCTACCCAAAACCCTCCTCCTCATCTGCGTACTAGCTGCGCTGTATGCGTGGGAGTGGTGGCGCCATAAGCCCTGAGCCAGCCAGGCCAGACCCTAACGGGCCTGTAATAACCGTACGGCGCGCGGTGCTGGTAGCGCCATGACCATCAGCTGGAGCCGATCCGGCGTCACGGAAGACAACTCCTGCCTAGCGCCTGCCGGGTATCGGTAGCAGGCATTCATTCCCCCGCCCATCCGGGCAACCGAGGTATCCACCATGAAGCACTACGGACCCACAGGGCGCCGCGAACAGCCGTGCCCGGATGACAGCGTTTCCGGCGTTGAGCAGGTGCACGAAGCCCTCGACGCATACCACCCCGAAACCCTCGCAGCCTACGCCGCCTTCGCCTCCGACAAGCTGGACCAGCCGATTGAGCTGGTCGCCTCGCTTGTCACGGGACTGGTCGGGCATCAGCGCTGGGAGAGCCACCGGAACCTGATCGGGCAGTTCAACCCCGAGCTTGCCGAATACCTCGGCGAACTGGCCCTCGCTATCGACAAGCAGCAAGCGGCATTCATCGAACACCACGCGGCGCAGTTGCGTAGTAAGGCAGAGCAGATAGAACAGGAGCGCGCAGCATGAACGCCTACGTCATCAAGGAGCTGGCCGGCGCCCTAGGCATCACCGTAGCCGGATCGCTTATCGGAACTCTCGCCTACGTGGCGCTATTGGGGGGTGTGTGATGGCTAGCCAAAGACAACGATCCCTGCGCTACGCATGGTGGCGGGGCTTCGCAGTGACCCTTGCACTACTCACCGGCTGGGCTCTCGCTCACGGCCTTGCAGATCGAATCACCAACGGGGCGCCGTTATGAGAACCGAAGTCATCGACTACGACGACACCCCCACAGGCCACTCATTCGCAGCTGCTTGGTGGACCCTTACCGGGTTCGGCGTGCTGGCTGGCGTGCTGCTGATCGGCCTGGCTGGCGAGGCGGCGATCTACAAACTTTTCGGGTAACCAAACCTACTGACAGGCTGCGCGAGACGCGGCCAAGGAGAACTCATGTCTACGGAATTGGCCCTCGTGCCGCCAAAGGAAACCGCACTGCAAGTCTTCCAGGCTGCGAACGGCCTTGACCCGTACCTGCAGCAGATTCGCGCCGAGATCGACGCCTTCGTGCCGGATGTGTCGACGAAGAAAGGCCGCGACGCCATCGCATCGATTGCGCACAAGGTCGCTCGCTCCAAGACGGCTCTCGACAACGTAGGCAAGGAGCTGGTTGCCGAGCTGAAGGAGATCCCGAAGAAGATCGACGCCGAGCGCAAGCGGATGCGCGACACGCTGGACGCCTGGAAGGACGAGGTTCGGGCGCCGCTGAATGAGTGGGAGCAGGCCGAAGCGGATCGGGTAGCGCGGCATGAAACGTTCGTGGAAATGCTAAAGAACGCCGGAAGTGTCGGCGAATTCTCGACGGTCTACACGATACGCCAGTCCATTGCAGAGCTTGAAGCGACCATCATTGACGCCTCGCTAGAGGAGTTCGAAGCCGAGGCGCACCGCGTGAAGGCCGCCATGCTTAACCAGCTTCGCGAGTCACTGGCGATTCAGGAGAAGCGCGAAGCCGAGCAAGCCGAACTCGAACGCCTCCGCGCCGAAGCTGCCCAGCGCGAGCAGAAGGAACGCGAGGAACGCATCGCCCGCGAAGCCGCAGAGCAAGCCCAGCGCGAAGCCGAGCAGCGCGCACAGGCCGAGCGTGACGCAGCAGCCAAGCGGGAAGCAGATGCCAAGGCAGCCGCCGAACGCCGCGAGCTGGAACTGAAGCTGCAGGCCGAACAAGCAGAGCGCGAGAAGCTGGAAGCCCAGCAGCGTGCTGAGCAGGCAGAGCGTGACGCCGCCGAACGCGCCGAACGCGCAGCAGCAGCCGAACGCCAGCGCCAGGCGGACGAGCAGGCCCGCATCGAGGCCGAAGCCAAGGCTCGCGAGGCAGACATCGCGCACAAGACAGCCGTCCTGACCTCCATCAAAGAGGCCTTCATGGGCGCAGGAATTACCGAAGAACAGGCCAAAGCCATCATCAACATGATCCGCAAGGGCGAAGTGCCCAGCGTGTCGATTACCTACTGAGGCAGCCATGAACGAAGTAGCGAAAGCCCAAGTCACCGCACTGCCGGCCCGCGTAGAAGGTCCAGCTGCAAACTCCCCGATGGGGATGATGCTGGCAGCCATTCAGCAAGGCGCCACCCTGGAGCAGGTAGAGAAAATGATGGACCTTCAGGAGCGCTGGGAGCGAACTGAAGCCAAGAAGGCATACGACGCTGCCTTTGCGAACTTCAAGGCGGAAGCGGTTCGCATCGTGAAAGGCCGCAAGGTCACGGATGGCCCACTAAAGAACAAGAGCTACGCCGAACTGCACGATGTGGTCGATGCAGTGACGCCTGCCCTATCCAAGCATGGTCTGTCGTCATCGTGGAAGCTGACCCGCGACGAGAAGGATTGGGTGGAAGTCACCTGCTACCTGCGGCACGTAGGCGGCCACGAAGAAAGCGTTTCCATGGGCGGCCCGCCCGATGCGGGAGGCGCCAAGAACGCTATCCAGGCGCGAGCGAGCACCAAGACCTACTTGGAACGCTACACGCTCAAGGCGATCACCGGCCTATCCGAGCAGGACGATGACGATGACGGAGCGGGCGCAGCGTCTGTGCGGGTCATCACCGGCGTTCAACTCATGCGGCTGCAGGGCATCGTTTCGCAATGTAGCGAGGCGGTGATTGATAAGTTCGGCAAGGACTGGCCGGACCCTTCCCAAATCCCGGCAGGCCAGTTTGACGGCATCGTATCTTCGCTTGAGCGTGCCGCCGCACGACACAAGCAGCGCATGGCAGACGGCATGGGAGGTGAACATGCAGATAATCCGTGACGTAGAACAGGGGTCGGCCGATTGGCTGGCCCTGCGCCTGGGTATCGTGACCTGCTCCGAGCTGGACTGCCTGCTGGTCAACGGCAAAGGCCAAGAGGGCTTCGGTGCGGCTGCCTTCACCTACATGGATACGCTGATTGGCGAGCGGATCACTGGCGAGGCCGCAGACCCGTTCGGCGGCAACCGCCACACCGAGCGCGGGCACGAGTTGGAAGCCGTCGCGCGCGGCCTGTACGAGTCACGCGAAGAGGTCGCCACGGAACAGGTGGCCATCATCCTGAATCACGGCATCGGCTACTCGCCGGACTCGCTGGTAGGCCCGGACGGCCTCACCGAGATCAAGACCAAACTGCCGAAGTTTCAGGTCGGCGTGATCCTCGCCGGCGAGATTCCGAAGGAGCACGTCGCGCAGTGCCAGGGTGGGCTATGGGTATCGGATCGGGAATGGATCGACTTCGTGTCCTACTGGCCCGGCATGCCCCTCTTCGTCAAACGCGCCTACCGCGACGAGGCGCTGATTCGCAAGATCAGCGAGCGCGTTTCCACCTTTTACGAACTGCTCGAAGAGCGCATGAATCGGGTCATGGGCATTGCCGCCTAACCCAACAACCAAGGAGCCACCATGGCCAGAGGCATCAATAAAGTCATCCTGATCGGCAACGTCGGCGGTGACCCGGAAACGCGCTACATGCCCAACGGAAACGCAGTGACGAACATCACGCTCGCCACTACCGACAGCTGGAAGGACAAACAGACCGGCCAGCTGAAGGAGCGTACCGAGTGGTCGCGCATCGTCTTCTTCGGCAAGGTCGCCGAGATCGCTGGCGAGTACCTGCGTAAGGGCTCGCAGTGCTACATCGAAGGCCGGCTGCAGACTCGTGAATGGGAAAAGGACGGCGTGAAGCGCTACACCACAGAGATTGTGGTGGACATGAACGGCACCCTTCAGCTGCTCGGCGGAAAGCCAGATAGCCAGCAGTCGCAGCCACGCCAGCAACAAGCCCAGCGCCCGCAGCAGACGCAACGTCAGGCGGACAACTCCATGCCGGATTACGACGACTACGGCATCAACTACTGATCCACCCCGGGCGCCCAGCGCGCCCTCCTCCCGGTACATCCCAATGACATTTTGCAACCTAACCCCAGCGGGCCGGGCGGCTGATGCTGCCTGGCTTTCACGACTCGTCGCCGAATCAGGCGTACCCATCCAGCAGGTCGAAGGCTTCCGCGAAGTGAAGCCCATTGAGCGCAAGCGCTGGCACGACCCGACGACCGTACTCAAGCGCCGGCGCAACCCGAAGCGGGAGTTGGCGGCATTCGCCCGCCGGGCACTGGAGCAGATGGCATGAGATTCCCCGACGTGCTCGACGCCATCCGCCACGCGGCGTACCGGGCGGAAATCACTGGCAAGCCGTGGGGCGTCTACGCGCTTGCCCAATACCACGTCGCGCCGCTTGGTGACCTGAGCGAGGCGGCACTGCTAGAGGTGTGCCAGCCATGAGCTGCATCGTGACGCTCTATTCCATCGACAACCGAGTGTCGCGGCCAGTTGTTCGCGGCACTGAGCCCCGGCGCCCTTCGGACTGGAACGCCAGCGCGTGGTTCGTGCTGCCGAACGGCGAGAAGCACACGCACAGCACGAGCGCCCGCGGCGAAACAGTCACCGGCCTAGTCGCCTACATGGGCGCCCTGATCGACAGCCTGATAGCTGACCACGGCAACCAGGTAGCCAGCGCCGGCTGGACGGCCACGACGCACGGGAGGCGGAAGAGATGAGCCCACTAGCTGGCAGGAGGCGCACGGAATACCGGCACTGGACGCCGGCAGAGGACGCAACGCTGGCCGAGTTGTATGCCGCCAAGCCTATCACCGAGATAGCAGCCCTGATGGGGCGAGGCACCGGATCAATCCACAACCGAGTTTCGAAGCTCGGCCTGACGCGCCCGGACGAGTTCAAGGAGATAACCGGCTGCGGCAGGTTCAAGCCTGGTCACCAAACGTGGAACGCAGGCCGCAAGGGATGGCAGGCAGGCGGCAGAGCCAAGGACACGCAATTCAAGCTAGGTCATCGCCCATCGAACACCTGGCGCCCCATCGGAGCAGAGCGCACCGACAAGGGCGGAATCCTCTACCGCAAGGTAGCGGACACCGGCAACAAGCGCACCGATTGGCGCCCGGTCCACGTGATGTTGTGGGAAGAGCACAACGGCCCCGTGCCGGCTGGGCATTTCCTCGTCTTCAAGGACAGGAGCCCCGCCAACATCTCCATCGACAACCTAGAGCTGGTCACCCGCGCAGAGAACATGCGCCGCAACTCAATTGACCGCTATCCGCCCGAATATCGGCAGGCCGCCATAACGCTCGGCTGGTTCAAGCGGAAGCTCAACAAACTGGAGCAGCACCATGAACAACCTCAGTGATCTGCGCGCCATCCTCGGCAAGACGATGGAGGGCGTACTAGTCGGCACCTACTCGATTGAACAAGCAAAGGCTGTTGCCCAGGTCGCGGCCGAAGTGAATGCCACGGCTCGCCTTGAAGTGGACATGGCCCGCGCTACCGATGGCGATTTCCGAGGCTCTGGCTTCATTGACGTCGAGCCGCGCATTGCGCCGCGTGAGCCGCTACGGAGGATTGCAGGCCAATGACCCTACGTGACCAAGGATTCCGCTACTGCCTGTCGCCGGATCGCACGCACTCGCGCTGGCTGCACCCGAACGAACTCAAGGCCACACACAGCGACTGGATGGACGTGACCGACACGCCGACTGACGAGCTGGTCGCGCTTATTTGCTGGCAGGACAAGCCGCTGCCCCACGGCGAGGCCGAATGCCTTGCGGTGCAGGAGTCGCTACCGCTGTGAACGCACCCATCTACTGCCGCACGGACGGCAAGCGGATCGGCCAATGCGCCTGTTTCCGCTGCCGCCCACCAACACAGGACAAAGGACATGACACAGAGCGAACTGAAAGAACTTAAGGCTATCGGCGCTGAGCTGGGGGCTGCGAAGGCTGAGGTTGAGCGGCTGCGCGGGATGCTGCGTGAGGCCGTCCACTGCTGCCCTGACGAGCAGTTGCGCAACGAGATGAAAGCCGCCCTATCCCAGCAGTCCGAGCCATGCGGAACCTGCGAGCCGGAAGGCGTCATGGCAACCGACGGCAGCGGGCCATTTGACTGCCCGGACTGCGGGAAAAAGGCCGCTGCTCGGAATGGCTCTGAAGCAGCTGAAACCCGCGCAGTTACTGGGCTGGAGGGTGCTGCTCAAACAACTTCAGACACCTACACCGCCGTCGAAATGGCCACAGCCGCAGCGCAGGGGTTCAGGGATGGGCAGGCGGCAGTAGAGCAAGCCCCGGCGCAGGATGAGCGGGAGGCTCCGGCTGTGGTCGCGACCGCAATTCTCGGCGGACTCTTTCATGGCGGCTCCGGACCTGAGCTTGGGGAAATAGACATCGAAGTCTGCACGCCAGCGCTTGAGGCGATTCAGTGCGAGACGGTGAATAGCTCTGATGATGTTTTCTTGCCGCTGATGACCGTCGCCCAGCACGAACGTATCGTGGCGAGCCTCGCCCGCCCCGCGCAGACCGAGGAGCAGCCGGAGCAGAGCAGGCTTGCGGAACTGCCATACCAGACCCTGTTCGATGCCATCGCGGCAGCAACGGAGGCCGGGAACGAACCGGTCAGCATCAGCGTCAAGGCATTCCGCGCCGCACTTGAAGCGGGCAGAAACGCCCACATCGCGCAGACCGCCCCGCAAGGCAAGTTCCGCATGGGCGACCTCGTGAAGAAGTCAGCCGGCAGCGAGTGGCAAGGGCGCGTTGTTGGCTGGTACTCGACCGAGCAGACCAAGGAAGGCTACGCCGTAGAGAGCGAGGCTCACGCCGGAAGCGTGCAGATTTACCCCGCCAAGGCGCTGGAGGCAGTGGATGACTAGCGCAGACACCCGCTCCACCCCCCTAACCCCACCCCATCAAACAGCCTGCCGGCGAGAGTCGGCGGGGAGGATTTGCTCGTGCCTGAACTCATCAAGCGGTTCGCCAAGAACACGGCGGGCCGGGACTTTGCCGTGGGCGACATTCACGGATGCTTCACGAAGCTGCAGCAGGCGCTGGACGGGATCGGCTTTGATCCGGCAGTTGATAGGCTGTTCTCGGTCGGCGATCTGGTCGACCGCGGGCCGGAATGCGAGATGGCTCTCGACTGGCTGGCTAAACCATGGTTCCACCCGGTACGCGGCAACCATGATGACTACGTGTGCCGGTACGACAGCTGCGAGCTGGGCAACTGGCTTATCAACGGCGGCGGCTGGTTCATGGGCCTGAACAGCGATGAGCAGGCAGAGTACGCAGTGCAGTTCCGCGAACTGCCGATTGCCATTGAGTTGGAGACGGACGCAGGGCTGGTCGGCATCGTTCACGCCGACTGCCCGACCCCGACTTGGGCGCAAATGGTAGCGGAGCTGACAGAGCCGGAATCACCTAAGCGGCTGAAGCTGGTCAAGAACAGCTGCATGTGGTCGCGGGTGCGTATGGAGCAGGACGACGAGTCAGGCGTGGAAGACCTGCGCGCGCTGGTCGTAGGCCACACACCACTGCCGAACGGCCCTATCAAGCTGGGCAACGTCCTGCACATCGACACAGCAGGCTGGCACCCATCCGGGCGATTCACGCTGCTGGACCTTCACGCCCTCGAGCCGGTCAGCCACTAGGAGATAGACATGCAGCACACAGACAAGGCGATAGCAGCCGGCGTAACGGTGAGGGGGTGAGAGATGGGCGCACGAGAGAAACCACAGCCGGTCGAGGGTCTGCCGGTCGACAAGGTGTACGAAAGGAAGTTGGCCGAACTGATCGGCACGACACCGAAGGCCCTGGAAAGGAAGCGCCAGCGCGGGGTGTTGCCGCACGGCGTATGGGAGAAGGTTGACGGCTGTATCATGTACAGCCTGGAGAGGTACAACGAATGGGCAGAAAAGCAGTGGGGCTCCCCCAAGGCGTCGAAATCGCCGGAAGCTCCGTCCGCATCCGATTCACATGGAAGAAAGAGCGACGCTGCGAAACGCTCCCCTATCCTCAGACGCCCAAGGGATTTGCAGCAGCAGCAGGTTTACGTGCTCAGGTAACCCAGCTGATCAAGCTCGGCATGCTCACGGACGACAAGTATGCCGAGCTGTTCCCGAACTCCCGTTACACCCTCGCCCGCATCACGCCGACCTTCGGCAACTTCACGCAGACATGGCTCGACAGCAAGCACATCGGCTTTCACACCCGGCGCAACTACGTGCGCGTGCTCAACAAGTACTGGATGCCGCATTGGGCGGACCGGAGGCTGGACGAGATCTATCCGTCTGACGTGCGCGGGCTGATGAGTCGCCAGGACTGGAACTCCATCACCGACCGCAACGCCGCGGTGCAGGCGGCCAAGGCCATCTTCGCCGCCGCGGTGCTGGACGGCATCATCGCGGAGAACCCGATGCGCTCGGTTGAGCGGGCTCGTGCACCTGAGCGAGACATCGACCCGTTCACTCCGGCCGAGCGTGACGCGATCCTGGCCGACCTCTACGCGCACCAGACCGGCGCCAGGCTGACCTATGCGTCGTTCTTCAAGCTGGCCTTCTACACCGGCATGCGGACTGGCGAGCAGCTGTCATTGCGCTGGGCTGACGTGGATCTGCCTGGCCGATCAATTCGCGTGCGCGCCACCCTGGAAAAGGGCGAGGTGCGCGAGAACACCAAGACCAAGCGCGTGCGCAAGGTGCTACTCGTCGACCAGGCTGTCGAGGCGCTGCGGGAGATGCAGCAGCTCACCGGAGACGGCGAGTTCGTCTTTGCGCCCACCAGCGGCA